ACACAACTACAGGCAGAGGCTGTGGAAAACGCTTTCAAATTATTACGCGAACACTACCCGCCCACACTATTAACACCAATGACCCTCGAACAAGTTATCAAGCATAAGCCCCCTAGTATGCGCAAGAAGTATATTAACGCCGCTAACGAATTGAAAGAGCGTGGTTTGCTTGAGCCCTGGGACGTAAAGATATCCGCATTCATCAAGAATGAGAAAATGAGTTTTCCTAATGATGATATTAAAGCCGACATCTTGAAACCCCCGAGAATGATTCAAGCTCGCAGCCAGAAATTTAATTTGGTGATGCAGCGCTTTCTTATTCCTTACGCAAAACTATGGAAGTCAAGGCATTACACCTTAAAAAATGGCACACCGTTTCTAAAAGGCTTTAATACTAAGCAGATTGCTGACATATTACGAGCTGATTGGAAACACTTTTCGAAACCAGTTGCCATATTGTTAGATCATGAGGCTTATGACGCTAAAGTCAACTCTGATTGGACCGCCGCCGAGCATTCCTATTACAAAGCACATTACCCAGGCCACCCTGACCTCAACACATGCTGCAAAGCGTTGTGTAAGAGCAAAGGAAAGACGGCCGGTTCTGTCAAGTATAAGGTGATAGCTACACGATGCTCAGGTGATCCAACCACTGCTGACGGCAATAGCACTGACAACCTAGCTCTTTTGCTCGATCTGACGGAAGGAATCTACTGTATACCCCGGGTCATAGGAGATGATAGCGTATTGACGATGGAGGAAAGCGATTATAATAACCATATGAAGCAACGGCTCAAATGGCTAGGAATTAGATACCCATGGAAAACCAAGCACGAGGTTGTATACCAATTCGAGCGTGTTGAGTTTTGCCAATCACTTCCAGTGAAGACTGTTAATGGGTGGCTCATGGTTAGAAAGCCCTATAGAATGTTGACTAGATCACTCACATGCGTCAACCAGAAAGTAACCACCGTTCCTCTTTTCTTGAGGTGGCTTACTGGTGTTGGCATGTCTGAAGTAGCATCTAATCCTGGGGTGCCTATCCATCAAGCTTTTGGCAATTGGGCCTCACAGGCAAGTGCAGCCAAACCCATCTTTGATGATCATTATGATAAGTGCTATCGGTGTTTGCGGGGAGTGTACTCGCATGACATCCCTTTAGCCACCAGATTATCATATGAGAAGGCTTTTGGCATACCTCCTTGGCTACAGTTAAAAGTCGAGCGCTACTTCCAACACTATCCTACTAGGATGGAAATTTTGACATCCCCACCACCATATGGAGATATGGTCGGTGTATGGACAGCCTAATTTTCGTGAAAAATTAAATATGCCTGAAACAGTAACAACAACTCAAACTCAAACTAAG